GACGACGCGAACGTCGAGGATCACATCCTGGCGGCACGCGAGGCGCTCAGCTCGAACGACGTGCCCGCGGGCGACCGCTTCGCCGCGGTGTCGCCGGCGGCCGCCACGCTGGTCCTCGGGATCGAGAAGTTCGTCGCCGCCGACCAGTCCGGCGACGGCGGCTCGGCGATCCGCGACGCCATCATCGGCCGCAAGTACGGGTTCACGTTCGTGGAGTCGAACGGGCTCACCGGCGGCGACGGCGGGGCGGCGATCGTGTTCTACCACCGCTCCGGATTCGCATTCGCGAACCGGGCGCCTGTCGCCCCTCGCGGCGCCGCACAGTCGGCCGCGGTGTCCGACTCGGGCCTCGGGCTCCGGCAGGTGTTCCAATACAACCCGAACGTCCTCAGCGACCAGAGCGTGGTCTCAACGTTCGCCGGCGCCGCCCTCGTCGACGCCGATCGCGTGTTCAAGGTCGAGGACGCCACCGCCTGACCCTGAGGAGGGTTCATGCCCAGGTTCCGCAACACGCGCACCGGCCGTGTCGCCGACGTGCCCGACGAGGCACCGACGCGCACAAGCCGGCCCAAGCGCGACAAGCAGTGGGCCGTCGTGATCGCCGGGCTCGACCGGTCGGCGCGCTGGGAGCGCGTCGGCAAGTCGGCGCCGGCGGCCACGAGCGGCCCCTCGACGGCCAAGGTTCGGGCGTGGGCCCGCGAGGAGGGCCTCGACGTGCCCGCCCGCGGTCCGATGCCCGACGACGTCGTCGAGCGGTACACAGCCGCCCACAGCGACGGCTGATACGGCATGGCCGGGCTAATCACGATCGATCAGCTCCTCGCCCGTCCCGGGTTCGATGACATCGACTCGGGACAGGGCGAGGCGCTGATCGTCGACGCCTCGGCGCTCGTGCGCGACGTCGCTCAGGGCCTCCTCGACGACGTCGAGGCCCCGGACGCGCCGCCGGCGGTCGTCGCCGTGATCGTGAACATGATCCGGCGCGGCTGGCAGAACCCTCGCGGGCTCACACAGGAGAACCTCGGCGACTACGGCTACTCCGTCGGCGGAAACGCCGTCGCGACGTTGTACCTCACCGCCCGCGAGAAGCGGATCGTCCGGCGGGCGGTCAACGCCCTCGGCGCCGGCGGTCTCGCCATGCAAGGCACCCTGCCGCGACAACCGTCCGAGGAGTCCGTGAGCGGCACCGACGGCGACTTCGACGGATTCTTCCCATGATCGGCCACCTGTTGAACCGCACGCTCACCGTGTGGCGGCCCGAGACCGTCGTCGACGACGTCGGCGGCCAGACCGTCACGTTCGCCCAGGCCGGCACCGTGCGGGCGATGGTGAGCCAACCGACGCCGGCGGAGCAGTCGATAGGCGATCACCAGTGGGGCGCCGAGCTCACTCACGTGGTGCACGCCCTGGCGGACGCCGACGTGCGCCGCGGCGACGAGCTCGGCGGCGACCTGCCCTCGGACGTCCCGGCGTCGCGCCGGCTCCGGGTGCTGGCCGTGGTCCGTAACTCCCGCGAGACCTACACACGGGCCTCGTGTGAGGTGACACAGGCCGAGGTGTCCTGATGGCCCGGAAACGGCTCACGATCGACGTCGAGGGCCTCGACGAGCTCGACGAGGCGCTCCGAGACGCCGCATCGTCCGCCCGTGTGGCCGCAGAGGGCGCCGTAGGCGCCGAAGCCGAGGCGATCGCGCAAGATATGCGGGACGCCGCCCCACACGACACAGGCGCCCTAGAGGAGTCGATCCAGGCCGAGCACGTCGGCCTCGAAGGGACGACGGCCGCCACCGCCGCTCACGCCGAGTTCGTCGAGCACGGCACGTCGCGGATGGCCGCACAGCCCTACGCCGAGCCGGCCGCCGTGGCGGCCGAGTCCCGGTTCCCTGACCGTGTCGGCGACGCGATACGTGACGCGGTCGAGCGATGACCGTCGCCGCCGTCGACCCGGCCAAGGCCCTACAGATCGGGATCTATCAGCGCCTCACCGGCGACGCCGAGCTGATGGGCCTCGTAACCGGCGTGTGGAATGAGGCGCCCGAGGATCAGGACCTCGACTACGTCGTCGTCGGGACCCGCAAGCAATCGATCCCGGACGACGTGCACGGGCGCCACGGCCGGCAGAACATCGTCGACGTCGACACCTGGACCCGGGCCCGGTCGAGCATCCCCGGCGACAACATCGGCGCCCGGGTGGTCGAGCTCCTGACCCGCCAACACGAGGCGCTCGACGCCCTCGTCGACGGCCACGTCGTGTGGATGGCGAAATGGGAGTTCTCTCAGAGTCTCGTCGACCCCGACCGCGAGCTCCGACACCGCACCGACCGTTTCCGGTTCCACACAAGCCAAGACGAGGAGGAGTAGCGATGCCTGTGACGTACAGACGGATCCGCGGAGCGCCTGTCAAGGTGACGCGCGCCAAGCCGGATCCTCGGCTGGACAAGTCGCCGCGCTGGGAGCGCGTCGAGCCGGCCACCACGACCAAGGCCGGACCGGCCGACAAGAAGGAGGGCTAGCCGATGGCTGGCATTGACGCATTCGGGACGACTCTCGGGATCGACGACGGCGGCGCCGGGTTCGACCTCGTCGGCGAAATCACCGAGCTCGACGTCCTCGACGTCGAGGTCGAGGACCTCGACGTGACGACTCACGATTCGCCCGACCAGTGGCGCGAGTACCTCGGCGGTCTCAAGGACGGCGGCGAGTTGTCGTTCACGCTCAACTTCGACCCCGCCCTGCACGCGTCGCTCCTCGACGAGGTCGGCGCGCCGCACACGTTCCAGATCATCCTGCCGGCCGACGCCGACGACGCCGAGGTCGATTTCGCCGGCCACATCAACGGAATGTCGGCCGCGGCGCCGCACGACGACAAGCTCGAAGCCGAGATGACGATCAAGGTCTCCGGCGCGCCGACGATCACGATCCCGGCATGAGCGACGGTCCCGTGAGCGGCGGCCTCCTGTCGCGCGACGACATTCTGACCGCGGTCGGTCAGAGCGAAGTCGAAACCCGCGACATCGCCGTGCCCGAGTTCAACGGCCGGATGGTGCGCGTACGTGAGATGTCCGGCGCCATGCGGAGCCGGCTCGAAGCCGCTTTCGCGAGTGTGCGATCGTCGGGCGACGCCCGGCCGCTCGAAAAGGTCACGGCTCAGATGTTGGCCGCGTGCGTCGTCGGCGAGTCGAACCGGCCGATCCTCCGCGAGGCCGACGCGAAACGGATCTTCGACCAGAACCCCAAGGCCGCCTATCGGCTCCGCGAAGCGATCTTCGAGATTTCGGCGATCGACGACGAGGACCTAGAGGCGCTCGCCGAGGGTTTCGGCAACGGCCAGAGCGACGATTCCATTTCCGGCTAGCCCTCGCCCTCGGGACACCGGTAGGCGAAATGCTGGCCCGGATCCCGTCGTCCGAGCTCGCCGCGTGGATGGTCTACGAGCGCGACTACGGGCCCCTCGGGCCCGAGCGCCACGATCACCTAGCCGCTCTGGTCGCCTCGACGATCGCCAACGCCAACCGCGGCAAGAAGAAACGACGATTCAAGGTCCGGGAGTTCCTCCCGGTCTGGTCTAAGCGACGCCAGTCACCGGCCGAGCAACTGTCGATCCTCAGAGGGTTTACCCGCCGGCTCGGCGGCGAGGAGGTCCACCGTGTCGACGATCGCTGACCTGATGGTGAAGATCGGCGTCGACGCCGACGGCCTCGAATCCGGCCTCGACTCCGCTGCCGGGTCCCTCGACCGCAACTTCGGGAAGCTGACCGCCGGCGGCGTCGCGGCCGGCGCGGCGATCGAGGGCTTGGCCCGAAAGACTCAGCCGACGACCGAGGCCGTGCAACGGATGGCGGCCTCGATCGGCGCGAGTGAACAGTCGATGCGGGACGCCGCGGCCGGCGTCGGAGCCGACTTCGACGAGGTCGTCGCCATGATGGAGGTCGGCCGCCAGCAAGGCATCAAGTCGGCGGATCAGCTCGCCGAGTTCGCCGACTTTTGGGACAAGGTCGGCGACGCCGCCGGCGAGTCGAACATCACGCTCGCCGAAGGCTCCGTCGCCCTGCGGGCCGTCGGGATCGAGGCCGGGAACGAGGCCGAGGCCCTCGCCGCCCTCGGGTTCGTCACTCAGGAGACCACCGGGTCAACGGCCGGATTTCTCAAGTTCCTCGAACGGACCGGGCCTCAGCTCCGCGAAATGGGTGTCGGCGTCGACGACGCCGCGGCGATCCTCGGCGTCCTCGAAAAGGAGCTCGGAATGTCCGGCCGCACGGCCCGCACCGAGTTCCGCAAGGCGGTCGGCGAGGCCGACGGCGACCTCGGCAAGATGCTGTCGACGCTCGGCGTCTCACAAGGCCAGTTTGAGACCTACCGCCAGGCCGTCTCCGATTCGAGCGGCGTGATCGAGCGAAACGCCGAAATCACCGCCGGCGCCGAGACGCCCCTGTTCCGACTACAGGAGCGGGTCGGGAACCTGATCGGCCAATACGGCGGCCTGATCGACGCCGCCTCGACGCTCGCTCTGCCCCTCATGGCGCTAGGCCCTATCTCGAAGATCACGGCGGTCGGCCTGCGCGGGATCGGGACCGTCGCCGGCGCCCTGCCGGGAGCGTTCAGCCTCGTCACCAAGGGCTTTATGATCCTGTCCAAGGTGCTGCTAGCGAACCCGTGGATCCTGGTCGCCGCGGCGATAATCGCCCTGGTCGTCGTCGTCGTCAAGAATTGGGACACGATCAAGCGGGCGATCGGCGCCGCCTGGGATTGGGTTTGGAGTAAGACCTCCGCGATATGGGCGACGATTCAAGGCTTTTTCCGCCGGTTCTGGCCGATCATTCTCGGGATAATGACCGGCGGTATCGGCACGGTCGTCCTGATGGTC